TCGCAATCTCCAACAGGAAATCGTAGAAGCGGGTCACAGGCGCACAAGATTGGCCTTCACCTGATCAAAGACTGGCCTCCATTCGCCCTTGGCCTGCTGGCGGAAGAGACGCAACGTCGGGTACCAGGGGGAATCTTCGCGTTCGAGCATCCAGCGCCAATCCGGGGACCATGGCAGGAGGCACCAGACAGGTTTGCCCATGGCCCCGGCCAAGTGCACAACGGCGGTATCGACCGAAATCAGCAGGTCAAGCCCGGCCAGCCGTTCGGCGGTATCGGCAAAGTCCGTGATCCCGTCTGTCAGGTCTGTTATTGACCGCTCATTCTTCAATTGCTCACACACCACGCCCATTTGCAGGGAGTACCATTCAATCCCGGGGACGCCAAACAGCAGTTTCCATTGCTCCAATTTTGTGGATCGCCAACGGTCGCCGCCGTGCTCGGGACGGCCTGCCCAGACGATTCCAATTCGTTTTGCCATCCTTGGACGTTCCGTGTCTATCCTAGCGACGTTTTTAACATAGGGAATTTCGCACGGAATGGCACCGTGGCGCGTTTTTAACACCCGAGGCAGACTCAAGAGCGGGCAATGACAGTCAAAATCGTTGTCGTCGTCAGCACGAGCGGCAAAAGCGCGGTCAATTCCGGGGACAGATCCCATTAGTCGGACCAATTCGGGCGGGCATTGGAGCCAGACTTCGGCGCCCCGGTACTTGACCAGCCGGGCGTAGCGACAAAACATGAGAGTATCCCCAAGGCCTTGCTCGTGCCAAAGCAAGATGCGTTTGCCGACCAAGTCTTCGCCTTCCCATCGCGGGCGGTTGGTGACCAAGCGAGTCGTCAAAAACTGGTCACATTGCCAGCGCCATTCATATTCCTCGAAGCCGCCGGAGATATCGCCCATGGTCAACCGGATAAACGCGCTCTCGAAATGGGCTTCTGGATTGTCCGGGTTATCGAGCAGGACGGAATTTTGATGGGCGGACGCCTCGTGCAGTTCGCCGGCAACGCGGCAGGCGATGCCCAGATTTACGCGCGCGTGCGGGTGCCCGGAACGCAAGGCAAGGCATCGCTCGAAACAACCTTTGGCTTCGGCGATATGGCCCCAGCCGAGCAGAATGGTGCCAAGATTGTTAAACGCTTCGGCTTTCAAGTCGCAATCGTCGCCGTCGGCCTTCAGGGTCGCGCTATAGAGTTCCGCCGCGCGGCATAGCGCCGCTTTCTGTTGATGACCGAACCCGTGTAACATCCGGCCGTAATTCCACAGGCCCGGGGCCCAGCGCGGGCGTTGCGCGATAATGAGGCGGTAAAGCTTGTCCGCTTCGGCCCAGCGTTGCGCTTCGTGATGTGCCAGGGCTTCCGCCAGTCGGCGTTCGTAAGGGGCGATAGGCGGATCAATCATAAAAAAAACCCGCCGACCCTATGCCCGAATCGGCGGGCTGCGAACCTAACGGGAAATGATTACGGCATCGATTGTTTCACGCCGTAGGCAATGGCCGCCGTGTTGAACGTGGCCGTGGTTGAAGCGGTCAAGGCTTTCAACTGCACGTAACGCGCGATACCCGTTGCCCGTGTGTCGATGGCCAGCGTGTTGATCGCACTCGCCGCCGTGACGGTGACAGGCGTTGGCGCGCCGGCGTAGGTCGCGAACGTGGCGTTGTCCGAGCTGGTCAGCACGGTGAACACAATCGTTGCGCCGCCGTCGCCGTTATCGCCTTCGCTGGCCACAATGGCATCAATGGTGCCGATGAAGTCGCGCGTGTCCAATCCTGCGGCCGTTTGTGTTCCCGCAGCGACCAGGATTTTCTTGGCCATCAGCAGCTTTCCGATCCGATTTCCTGAAGATGTTAGATTCATGATTACTTGTGTCCTTTCTTGGCTTCTTTTTCGGCAACGGCTTCAGCAATCTGTTCTTGTGCGGCTGCCGCGCTCAGAACGCTTTTTTCATCCAGATCCAGCGCCTTGGATTCGGCGTCGTGCGGTTCAGCAAAACCTTTTTTAATCAGGTTGCGCGCCGTGTTCGCGTCGGTTTCAACAATGTCGCCAGGCTTGACCTTGGCGCCGTCAACCGTTTTGCATTTGTCAGTAGTTTTGATCTTCATTGTGTTCCTTATTGCGCGGCAGAATCGGTGGAAACGTTGAAGGCCAACGGTTGCCGAACGAGGAAATCGCAGAACTCGTTCATGATGATTTGATGCTGGCCCTGCTTGGCCAACGTGATGTTGTCCACAGTCACCTCACGTCCAGCCCACATGCCGAGCAGCAGTTGGCTCCAGACACCAAAGAAACTTTGGTTCGCGGAAGAAATTTGCTGGGTACGCTCGTAATTATACCCGTTGACCAGTGCGTTCGTGGAATTGATCAGATAATCAGCGCCCGCAACTGAATCCTTTAGGATTGTTTTCCATTTGCCAACAGTGGCACCTGAAAGAACAAAGCCCATGGTGCCGATGTCGGCATTGTCAACGTTGATGCCGGTTTCGTGCTCGACGATATCCGCCCAGGTCGCCGCACCGCCGTAAGTCACGGTCGCATTGATGCCGGTCGTGTTGGCCACGCCCAAGGGTTCACCGCCAACGCCGGTGCCGAGCAATCCAGCAAGGTCTTTCTTCAGCGCCAGAACGATGTCCATTTCGTTACGGAGAAAGGCGTCCGCGGAAAGGCTGGTCTGCGCGAGGAATTGCATCGTGAACGGGATGGATGCGCCGAGACGATGCGGGGTCATGGCTTTTTGGCCGAACGTCGCTTCGCTGTCGGTAATGGCACCCGTCTCCGACACCCAATAAGCGGTTGCCCCGCCGGTCTGCACCGGGAAGGTCAAATCGCCGACCAGTCCATCGAGAATGGTGATACCCATGCGCCCGAGAACAGTCTTGTTCCGCAGGAGTTCGATGAGCGGCATCATCTGCGTATCGACGGTGAATCCGCCGGCGCTAGCCGTCCCGACGTTCTGCGCGCGCGCGAACATCTGTCGCAAGCATTCCTGCCAGAGCATTTGATCATGCAGCCGCGAAACTTCTTCGGGGATGACAAAGGCGCGGCTATCTTTGGGCTGGCGCCGAATCTGTTTGGCCATGGCCTCGCAGGATTCTTTTTCCAGTCCAGTCAGCTTCGGCTCGCGCGGATGGGCCATCTCACGACAAGCTTTCAGGAGTGAAAAGCGGCGCGCTTCCTTGTCTGTCATGCCAATTTCGGGCGTGGTGACCGGCTCCGCTTTCCACAGTTCCTCGAGTACGAAGGTGCGCATCTTGTCGAGGGTCCATCCCTCTTTGATGGCTTTATCTGCGGCGACATCAACTTCGGGATATTTCGTCCGTTGTTTCGCGGCAATAGCGCGAATCTCACTGATGCGCGTGCGCTCCTCTTCGATGGCCAGATGGCGGGTTTGTTCGATGTTCGCCGGCGGCGCGGCGGGAGGGGCCGCCGGACTCGTCACAGTCGTAGTTCCGCCGCCACCAGCCGGAGCCGCGGGCGGGGAAGAGTCCAAAAGTATTCTCATATTTTCAAAAGCTTTGCTGTCGTCGGGTTGTGTTTTTTCCCGGCCAACTCCGACGCTGTCGTCGGCGGGGTCAGGCTCCAATGAGACATGGATCGGCTTCCATTTTGTCACGCGATAAACGGGGGTCCCATCGCGCTCGCCCATCTGCTGCACTTTCTCAACCTGGTATCGGATAGAAACGCCGGTGCGGATTCCGTCCACAACGTCTTTCCAGATTTCATCAGCACGGGCATTTTTGCTGAATCGAACTGTGCCGCGAAGCTTCCGCTCCGTCGGGTGCAGTTCCGCCGATTCCACCACACCGACCTGATCGCCGAAATGTGAGTCGCGTACGGACGCCTTGTTCTTGAGCCTGCCAAGATCTACGGCGCCCGGGGTGTGCTCAAGCGTCTCGAAACCGCGCCACTGAAGCACTTCGGCTTCGGAAGAGAAGGAGAGATCAATCGTCCGTTCATCTTCCTTGATGGATGCGCGATCAAAAGAAGCTTCGCGAAGAAAATCGTCCCCGCCGAGTTTTCGGAACTCAGGTTGAAGGATCACCTTCGCGCTCACTGTGCGGTTTCTACGCTCAGTGCCGAAAGGTGTCAATGCCGATTTGTTATAAGCAAGCAGTCGATGATACCTAAAAAAGATTGAAAAATAGTTGAAAAAACCCGTTGACAATCAAACGGACTTTTCGTAATTTAGAGACGTAATCAAAAGTTGATTACCCGGATTTCGAACCCGGTAACAAAACTGAAAGGCAACAAAATGACCAAACAAACACCAACGAAAACTTATCGGATGTGCATTATAAGTGGGACCGAAGCTCGCAGGCTGATGGGGGCACCGGCGGTGGCGGGCGGCTACGTCCTGACACATGCAGATGCTTGGAGTCTCACTGGCTGGGGTGAATATTATGTGGCCAAACTGGCCCCGCAATTTGGGGATCTTGGTCACAAAATCACTCCCCGCGAAGCCAAGGAAATGCTGTCCAAACTTGATCGGCCCTACATGGCTGATGTCGCAGCCATCGCCCGTGCAGACATCGCCGCAATAATCTAAGCCCCCCTGCGAGGCTGGGGTTACTTCAGCCTCCCTGAGGCATGTTGCCTCCCCGTTCGAAGCCGAGCGGGGGGGCTTTTTAAAAATGAAGAAACATAAAAAGGGCGGTGCCCGCAAAGGCGCAGGTCGCAAACCAGCCGGAACCGTCCGCATGGAAATCTGGGTTAAACCAGACACCCGCAATTGGCTAAAATCTCAAGACAGAAAACCGGGGCAAATTATTGACAAGTTGGCGGGAAATTAAGCAGCCACTTTTCGACGCGGCGGTTGAGTCTCACCGTTCTCGACCATCTCCGTTTCGGCCATCTCCTTCAACGTGCTGAAGGCGCCAGTCGGTTCAATCCCGCGGCGTTCCATCTCTTTTTCGTCGCTCTCGATTTCATCCCAAAGTTCGCCGGGGTCCAGGCCCAAGGCGATGATCTCGCGCGTCCACGAGGTCAGACGCAAACGCAACTTGGATTCAATCGCGGACATTTCCTGCAACGGATTCACATGCGGCCAGCTCGGTCCCTGCCACGTCGGGGAATTGAATTTTTCAAATTTGGTAGGCGGCAGCGTTTTCAATCCCGGCCAGCTCATCATGGCCGCGTCAAGCCAATCGCTGAAGATGTCCGTGCAAACGTTTTCGCTGAACCAACCTTGAAGACAGCGCCAGACGCGACGCTCGGCATCCAGCGAAAGTTTGCCGGAAGCGAAGTTCACCGATTCCATGTCTTCGCCCAGCATGTTGTAAGAGACGCCCAGCCCAGCGGCCACGCGCCGTATGCAGGCCTTCACGAATCCTGCGTAGTTCCCGTTTGGGTGTTGCGGGTCCCACTTTTCCAATTCCAACCCTTCGGGCAATTCCTCGAAGTGTCCCGGTTCAACACTCATCAACTTATGCCCGGTGTTGGCTTCTTTATCACCTTGATATTGCGCATCACCAACTTTTTTAAAGAAACCCATTTTGGCAGCAGCCACATCGCTTGCGACCAGTTCCGCCTCTTCATAAGCCGAAAGGCGCATCAATGACGGCAACGCGGTCGCAAGCCACGGGACCCCGCGTGTTTGCCCAGCGCGTTCGGCCAAAAACGGGTGAACGATTTCAGTGGCCGGCAATCGGTAGTAACGCTGACTGACGCTCGTTCCCAGGCCGTAGTAATACCAATCGTTCGGGTTATCGCGATAGACGTGATACGCAATGGGCTCCTGCCATTGGTTCATCTCGACGCCCATCTTGATTTTATTGCCGTTGCCCAAATCCTTGTTGAGCTCGACATCGAGATGATCCGATTCCAAAAGTTGCAGCGCGAAAGAAAAATCGTTTTTGAATCCTTTGACTTTGCGGATGAGATGTTCGCCATCCGTCAGAACGGAATCGAGGATGATGCGTTGCACGTCCAACCAGCAGAGTTTGCGGGTTACGGTGCAGTTTTCTTTTTTGCCCCAATACCACCAAGCGTCTTCGATTTGTTTGTTAGCGAAAATATCAAGAGGCCCGGCGATGAGCTTTCCGCCTTGAACTCGATCTGGATCTTTCGCTTTGTTGCGCAGGGTGATGCCCACTTCACCGAGCACGTTGGTTTTCGCGAGTGTGCCGAATTTGCGGCCGTATTCATAATTCTTGCGCACGTCCCGCGCACGCGCACGCATGACCACAAGATCGGTCCGCGTATCAGCGTCGGCGCTGGTGGTTGATGTTGTCCAATCCGCGAATAGCCGGGATGTGGACGCAGCTTTGAAGGAACGCAGCGCGCGGTTGACCTGCTGGACGAGCCGGGATGTGGAAGCAGCTTTGAAGGATCGCAGCGCGCGGTTGACCTGCTGAACGGGAACGTACCCGATGCGCTTGGCAATCGGGTTGATGATACGTTCGAGAAGTTTCACAGCTCAGCGCATCTACCTTCCAAAAAAATTGAATTGTGCAAATCCACTCGCCGCAAATATTCGACCAGCAGATTTGTTCCACATGGCATTTGCCAAGCATAAACGATTCGCCACATTCGTGATCTTAAAAACAGTCTTCCTTTTAGCGTGAGTCTAAGTTGGTTGCATTCGATCAACCCCAAGCGAAGCGCCTCTCTATAAGGCCCCACTGGATTTCCCGGTCTTTCCTTTGGGTATTTCATCTTGGCCTGGTGAACCTGACCAGCACTTGATTTTGTTTCCCGGTTGGATCTTCTTCGCGACGGACCACGGCTGTCCAGTAGTCAATCGCCTTTAACAAAGCGTCAAGTTCGTCGTAGGTGAAGGAACGCCCCACTGCCGAAACCGAATAAGCCTTTTCACGCCGGGCCGCGCGCGTTTTGTAGGTCTCGATGTGCGCGGCCAAAATCTGTTTGGCATCGGACCGCATGTCGCGGCCCTCTTCGATTTGTGTCGGATCTTCGAGAACATCCAGAATGCTGGAATAGACCGGGAACACTTCACCGGCTTTCGAGACGCGCCCGGTCAACGTGTAACGACCGGGTTTCAATGCGGCGGTTTGGGCCAGTGAAAGTGTGATGGCAAATTCATCGTCAGCCGGTGTGCCCGAGAACGTAAGTTTGGATGGTCCAATCAGAGTGTAGTTGAGAAGCCAGCTCTCATCTGCCGGGTAATGGTCGGACAGGTCGCGAGTCCATTTCACGGTTTCGCCGGCCGTGAATTCTTTCGGTTCCTCCTCGGGTATGTCGGTGGCGGTGTGCATTAAAAAAGCGCAGCCTGAATCAATCCAGAGAGTTCAGACTGCGCTATGACCTCGATATGAGCAGGGAATTGCGGCGCGCGTGATGGCGTGGTCAGGGGATGACAGAAGCGCCCGCGCTGACCGCTCCGCAGTGGGTTGAAGGGGAAATTCTCATCGCATCTTCCACCGATTGATCCAGCCCGACCCTTGAATGGGCCGACGTGGGACTGCTTTTGCTTCTTTGGCGTCTGTCGCTCCGACCAGCTCGGCTTTTCCATTTGGTGTGTCTTTAGGCTCTTCCAGCTGAACTTGCAAGGATTTAGCGAGCGCATCCCAATTGACTCGCGATCGTTTTGGCAACACATCCAGGGCCGCCAGGTTGCCGCAGATGATGTCCAGTGCCTCGTTCCGCGTGCGGACTTTCACGTAATGCTTTTCGGTCGGGATGTTGTGCTCATCATATTCCGTCACGAGCTTTTCAGAAGCCAATTGCTTAAAATATTCTTCGTCGAAGCCTTGGCCGATTGGGAAATGGATGAAGCGCGGGATGAGCGTCCCCGGCTTCCAATCTTTCGACTTCTCGATGCGCAACCGGGAAAAGATCGTTTCCTTGGCTGTGTCGGTCCCGATAGTGAAAGTAGTCGCCTCTTTGATGGTCGATTTCTTCGGACGCGCCACCAACGGCTGCCAGGCCTGTTTGGAACCAAACGCGGCGTAAATCCTTCGGTGCTGGCGTGGCTTGGTGAATTTTATCACTTCGCGCGGAAGATGCGTAGCGTCCACGAGCGCACAGGCAATGCGCAGCTTCGATCCGCTCGGATGTTCGTACGCCTGCGACCAAATTTCATCAAGGTTATCCCAGACTTCTTTCCCACGCGGGTCGCCCATGATGACTTGATGTTCGATGCCCCATGCCTCTTCGCCAATGCCCCAGCCGAATGTTGTCATTTCAAGCCGGTCATCCTGGACATCGCAATAGCTGGTCAACACGAGCGCGCCGACAGGCAGCTTGCCGTCCTGCCCATAGAGTTCACACCGTTCCAGAATCGGCTTGTGATCGATGGAGTCGCCTTTGATTTCCCATGTCTCAGCCTTAAACTCGTTGGTCCAAACAGTAAGCCCTTTCTCGCCTTCCGAAACAGCATCCAGGAATTCTTGTGCGAATTGGTGAAGCTTGCTCTTGAATCCTTTCTTCGGTGGAAATGTGGAATTCAACCCATTCAGCCAATATCCGCGAATGCCTTTGAACGGCGCCATCGCTACCCAGCGCCCCGCTTTTACCATTTTCAATCTGTCTTCATCCGACAGATCGGCATTGCATGACTCACAGGTATAGGTTGTCTGCTCAATAAACTTATCCTTAAAATTGATTTGTTCCCATTTCAGAACTTGTTCGAAGCCGCAACGCGGACATGGGCAATGCCACATGCATTTGTCCGAACGATTGAACCACGTCTCAATTCTTGAGATTCCTTTCTTCGTCGGAGTGGAACTAAGAATTTGAATGCAATCGTTGTAGTTCTCTGCACGCCCGAGGGCACGCAACACAGGATCGCCGTTCGCAGTGTCCTCCATCCCGTCTATCTCGTCACAGATGACCACTGGCGCTTGCACCATGCGAAACGCATTCTCTGAACCAGCGGTCACAATGGAAATATTCCCGCCAGGAAAGTCTTTCGAAAGAAGTGTGTTGTTCGAGTTTTTACGTCGTGTGTCGAGGATCATTCCCTTAAGACAATCCGTGCTCTTCACCATTGGATCGAAAAACTTCTTTGAAAAGTTCCGGCCAGATGCATCAGTCGGATAAACAATGAGTATGTTCCTTGGATTCTGATCCATGGTCGCGCCAACGACATTCACGGTCATCTCAGTTTTGCCAAGGCGCTTCGCCCACATCAGAACCGTGATTTGCACGTCTGGATGCTCGAACGATTCTTGCGGATGTTTCTGATAGGGGGCACTGGCAGTGCGATAACGCCCCGGCTTGGCGGTGACGGATTTCGGAAGCCGCCTTTTGTGTTCGGCCCAATCCCAAAAGCGCAACCGCTTCTGGATCGTCCAGTCACTATTTGTTGTCTTCGCTCCCTGAATCAGCAATTGCAGTTCTTGCGTATTCTTCAATTGGAATCTCCTGCATGTCCGCTGTGAGTTCCTCTTTTAACTCCTGCGGTAGTTGTGAGTTAATAATTTTTTGTTTCCAGGCATTGACCATGCTTCGCCACAAGAGAACGACGAATGACATTCGCACGTAGTCCAACGTTCGAAGTTTCTTGAGCTTCTCTTCTTTGATGGCGGCATCCAGCTCATCGTTCTTTAACCGCGAAGAATCCCAATCGCCGTAAATGGCCGCGGCGATTTGTTTTGTTGAATACTTGCCGTCCACTCCTGGCTCAATCGAGTGCGCTTTGATTCCTTTGGTTATAGTCTCGCGTGAACGGTCAAACTCAGTCGCAGCCTTCTGGATCGTCCACCGGATTGTTGCAGCAGTCTTTGGCATTGTCGTTTTTTCTAAAAATTGGTCTCAGTTCAAAAACAAGTCACGCATGGAACCTTACTTTGAAGGGGTAGGCAAAAAAGAACCTTGGCTTGCCTTGCACCGTCTCCGCTGCCCGTCACCGTCAACCTATGGGCGTATATATATATACGCCCTGACGGTGTGACGGTGACTACCGTCATGACGGTAGGTTTGACGGTAGGGTGACGGTGTGACGGTAACATGACCTAATCTCCTTTCTCCCAATTACCTTGGCCAAGTTCCTTAATCAGACGGTGATGTTTTAAAGCCTTGATTCTGCGCTCTGCCGTCTTCGGAGAGGTTCGCGCTGCGATAATGGCCTGCATATCACCCCATCGCATTGTTGCTTTGTCACCGAAAATGTCATCTCGTAGGCACCGCAGGTCTTCTATCTGATCGGCAAGTTTGGCATCCATCTCTGTTTTGCATGATACGTGCATTCCCGCCTCCTGAGACCAGCGGAATGACGGCCCCATGCCCTTGAAGATTGGCGCGCCTCGTTGCTTCTCGGAATGGATCTCAATGGTTTCATCATTCTTGGTAAGAACGAGGTTCGTTTCCGACTTCCTTTCCAGTTGGCTCCCGAAGTGGCCGCGAGTTTTCTGCGGTCCGCGGTCTGAGGCGGGATTGAAATGAATGACACCAATAATCGGGCAATTGTATTGGATGGCCAAGGCGTGAAGTTCCGTCACAAGCGGGTTGCTCTCGCTGGGGTTGTTAACGTCCAACACCAAATCGGCGGCTCCATCGATGAGAACGGAATGGACGCCACCAAATTGCTTTTGGGCATCCTCCAAGGACAGGTTCAGAGCATTACGCAATTGTCGGGGTGTCATTCCTGTCAGACAGTAGGAGAGCAACCACGACGGGACTGAAACCCCGCCGGCCCGGCGCCGTGCGCGGTCCACATGTCGCCAATAGTCATCTAGCGATTGCTCAGTGTCGAAGTGGATAACCGCAAACTCGCTTGGGTTGCTACTGGTCACACTCAGCGTGTCCGCTGTTGTCCCTTCGGAAACAATTGTCGAGGCGATGAAGGCACCTACAAGCGCACTCTTCCCGGTTTTAGCCTGTGCGCTAATGACCGTCAGATTGCCAGGAGTAGAAATCGTCACGCCAGCCATGCGATAAACCGAGCGTGTTTCAGGCGGTTTCCGCGTGGGGTCAAACCTGCGTTCGATAAGCAATTGACGAAGGTTTGCGGCGCCCCCTTGGGCAATCTCAATCCAGTCGGCGAACGTTTCGCACCCCCAGTCTGGATTGAGCAACAGAAGTTCCTGGCGCCGGTCGAATCGTACACAGTTCGGCAATCTGGAAAGCCGCGACGGGTTTTTGTTTTGCGGATCAAGTGGAAAACCATTGGCCACGAAATGGTCATAAAGTAGTTTTACACGCTCATCATACTCACGATGATTGGCGGCCCCCACCTTCACCCAAGCGTGAACGGACTTGCCGCCTGAATATAAAACCGCCGCGCAGGGCAGTTTGGATTCCTGGTAAAGCTTGAATTGCTCTTCCAAGGAAAGCTCCTTATCGAATTCTACTAAAGCCAAACGGAAATCGGTTACGTCGCTATCTGTGCTGCCACCGATACGCATTGGATTTAAGCCGATGTAGATCCCGGTCTTTTTCGATGATGAAAAAATGCCGTTGGGGTTACCTTTTACCGCATCCAACTTGCGCAACCATTCCTCACGGGGCAGGCAAGGCCCTTTGCCGTCTGGCACCTCATCACCCTTGTCATTGATGTGCGCTGGCGCAACACGAATGCCTTCGCCTTCCTTGAAGAGTGTTTGAATGAGCAGGCGAGCGCCATCACCCATCGGCCCCGGTAATTGACCGCCAGTAATGTCGTAACGCTTCTTGGCGTTTTTCGGCACCGGAGCGTTATGGAATTTCCCATTGCCATCAGGCTGCTTTGAGTATTTCCCAAACGTCAAACCCGAACCAACCAGATGGCCGCGCGGCTTATTATGTTTGCCCGACTTTGCCGCCGATTCGATTTTGTGAAGCAGTTCCTTCTCAGTCCATTTTTCTGCAAGAGTGGCATTGTATTCCCTGAGCAACATCAGCGCATCAGTTTCCGGCAGCGCAAAGCCATGCACCAAGGCACAGGCGATGTCGAAAGTCTGGTTGTGACCACCTTGGCCCGAGATGGCAGGCGGACATTTGGCGATATAACCGCGGGCGCGATCAATGATGCCCATTGAAAGAATCGAGAGGGCTTTTGATGCGACGTTCCAATGGGGCGGCGACATGAATATAAATTCCCGTTGTTTCCAGACGGGAATGACCGAGAAGCTTTTGGATATCCGTTAACGGCACGCCCGATTCCAGAAGATGAGTGGCGAAACTATGCCGCAAGGTGTGAACCGTAACCCGTTTGGTGAACTGGCAAAGTTCAGACGCTCGCTTGACCGCCTTTTGCAAGGTGCTTTCCTGAACGTGATGCCGTTTCAGCCGGTCATCATCTGGATCTTCAGACAAGGACCGTGATGGAAACACGAATTGCCAGCGCCAATCCCGTTCGTAATGCGGAAACTTCTTCAGCAATGCCCCCGGCAAATGCACGAGCCAGCCTCCGTCCTGGTCGAAGCGCAGTTTGATGTGGTGCAAGTGCTGTTGTAAATCCGCGCGGATAGATTCCGGCAACATCAACTGCCTGTCCTTATCTCCCTTACCACCGCGCACCATCAGGACGTGCCGGTCAAAATCGATGTCCTTAACTCGTAACTTGCAGCATTCCATCAAACGAAGTCCACAGCCGTAAGTAAGGCGGGCCATCAGACCGGGAGTGCCAGGAATCGCACTGAGAAGGCGTTCCACTTCTGCTTTGGAAAGCACGACAGGCAATCGCGTTGGTGTGCTGGCATATTCAAATTTACCGATGTTCCCGAGCGATTTGGAAATAGAATCGAAGAACCGCACCAGCGCACACAGGGCCTGCGTTTGAGTCTTGGCTGTGACGTGGACCGAATTGGCCAGATAGGAGAGGTATTCTGCAACCTCAACGGCACCCATCTCGGCAGGAGGTCGGCGAAAATGCCTGGCGAAATCCACCAGCCGATTGACGTAACAATCTACCGTCCGCGGCGAGTAATGTTTAGTCACAAGCCAACGTCGAAACACCTCACGCGGCTTCAGCGAATCGGCTTTGCGGGGTTCCAATGCGGCTATCATGGCTTCAAGTCGTTAGAATAACTGTTACCAAGCGGGCGTTTTAGTACGATGTTCACCATAGGCGAGCAGCGATCACACCAAGTAAAAAGCCTGCCGAAACTTTCGATGCCCAGAACCTTTCCACCGCATTCGCAACGGCACACATACTTTCCGTCGTGCTTGGTAACAACTCCATGGAGCAGACGCTTGGCCCGCTTCCTGTTTTTCGATAACCCGTCCTTCACTGTTTGCCTTTCGGTGCGCTGCTCATGTCAACGTTAGCCGCGCCTTGGCTTACACGCGGCTGGTTCTCCGTGGATTGCCCGCCAGCACCGACCACAGTGCTTATCGAACGGGACGCGATGGCGACAGCATGGCGTAGCCCCATTATGTAACCTCGCACGTATAGCATTGCGGCGTCCTTTGGAAACTTTGCTTCGAGTTCTTCGCATACTTCAGTCCATTTTTGCGTGTGCGCGGCTAACAAATCGCTGCACGCAACAGCGCTCTCGCACGGTGTGGGCAATTTGTTCATTTGGGTGTCGCGCTGCGCGTGAGCTTTTCGTTACCAAGCGGGCGTTTTAGTACGATGTTCACCATAGGCGAGCAGCGATCACACCAAGTAAAAAGCCTGCCGAAACTTTCGATGCCCAGAACCTTTCCACCGCATTCGCAACGGCACACATACTTTCCGTCGTGCTTGGTAACAACTCCATGGAGCAGACGCTTGGCCCGCTTCCTGTTTTTCGATAACCCGTCCTTCACTGTTTGCCTTTCGGTGCGCTGCTCATGTCAACGTTCGGTGGCAGTCTCATTCCGACAACCTTTCCAGTTCGTAGTACTCTTGCCATTCATGGCCGCATGTGAGACAGCGACACGTTGCTTCGGCAGTGCGCGGTTTTAGCTGTTGGAAGTGCCTAGATATCGTGTGGTTTCCCTTCTCGCACGTTGCCACCGAACAACGCGCTGCACTCGAACGACGCTCCCGTTCCTGATTTCGTCGCTCGTCGTTCCAGTCTAAAATGTCTTCTGAGGGTTTCATTTTAGTTCCACCGACCGCGTCGTCGGTGAGCTTGATTCGTTGGGCATCCTGCGTTTCTTCGCTTTCGACGCCTTTCGTTTTCGGGCGTTGATGCCCGCCATTAGTTTGCGCCGACGTTCCAATTCGGAGACGCTGAATTGTTTTGGAACACCAGCGGCCAGCTTACCGAGCGCGACGGCGGCGGGATTCTTAGCTCGCATAGCGCAGGGTTTCGTTGATTGTTTCCTTCGCCTCGCGCAATGACCACGCGCGAGGGCAAAACTCGGCACCCATGGGAAGCCCGGTGGCGCGGTCGTAGATTTGCACGAAATATTTAGGCTCGCCTTTGTCCGGCGTTTCTCCGTATGGACCTTTCCACGGTTCGATTGAGTAGCCTTTGTATTTCACAGCCCCACCTCTTTCTTCGCGGCTTCGATCAATTCCCAGCCAAAGCGTCCCGGAGTCGCATACTGCTCACCTATTGTTCCGTCAGCTTCCACGGTGAGGTTTCCCGCACCTTTTCCACCGTTGCTCAGGTATATCCTGACGGTCTCTCCCTTGTTCCAAACCTTCGCGGTATATTCCGGCTTGAAGTCTGGCTGCGCAATTGAGCCGTGGTCATTGATGTGCTTTGCGATTTTGTTCGCTCTTTGGATTCGTTCGTTTGTCGTCATATCCACACGATAACCGGTTATCGTTAGAGAGTCAACGAAAATCGGAAGATTTTTGCATTTATTTTCACCATTCGGAAGTCTTTGATAATGCGACGGATGCCCAACAAATCGCTGCATGCAACGCGCCGGAGCGTCAGTGGTCAAAGCGGGCGTAATGGTGGGCGCGTGCATGAGCTACTCGTTAGACTCCTTTACCACTATCTGAGCCTTTAGGAGTTCGGTTGTGTTCCGAAAGGCCCGCTGAAGCAGTTCATCGGGCAGCTTCAATTCATAGACGCTCCCGCTTCGCGCCATACCAGCCATTACGCAGTCGGCAATGTGTTCAAGCACGTCAATCAGGTTCACGTCGGCAGGTATCCCGTCCTCCTTGCTGATATGGTGCCGAGTGATCTTGCGGTGATTGTCCCACCACCCGGACTCCTTGAAGCCCGTCAGAAAATCTTTATGGAACCAGTCGATAGTGGTCAGTTTGTCGTTGTCGTGCCATCCGGCTTGCTCGGTAATTGTGGCACAGAAGAACGCCATTGCCTTTACCACGTCCCCGATGTGCTGAACGCTTGACGCCAGAAGTGTTTCTTTGGACGTGTTCGCAAAATCGCACGTCCGCGTGTCTGCTGTCCCAGATTTCTTTATTTCGATCATACGGAGTCTAACAATTCCATGCAGCGAAGCGCGGGTATCGCTACGGGTTTAATCTCACGTCAGCGGCCCGCGCTCGCTGATGTCATCGTTAGACATCCTCAGCCACGTCAGTGTGACTGCGATGCGGTTTTCCCAGATGGTAGCGCCGTGGGACGATCCGCCTTCAGGTCTCTTGTCGTCTCCATTAACAAACGCATCACGCATCCACTTCGGGAGTTTCTTCCAGCATTGATTGCAGCAGACGAGCGAGGATGCTGGCTTGCCTCGATACGTCTTGAGTTCTCCACATCCTTCGCAGTCGTCATTCGAGCAGAGCGATGGCACATCCCGGATGTCTAACAATTCCATGGAGCCAACGCCGCTGCCCTTGGGTTCTTCAACGTCAGTTTGCATATTCACGCTTTCGGTTTTTCGGCGGCGTTGCTCATGTCACCGTTGGGCCGAGCGCGGAACGGTATAAACCATTTCCCTGGCTTGCCTCGCTCAATCTCCCGTAGTGCGCCGCAGTCGTGACACCAGTGGTATGCAATCAGGACGCAGACCATCGCGTCAGGATGTTTGCATGGGGCGCTCGGCCCAACCACGCGCTTCAGCGAACGGCTACCGCCGTTCACTTCCGCCGCCATCTTGCGTCTCGTGCCCTTACTCATTTTGCCGTCGCTGAGCTGATTCGTTATCTTCCTCGAAATCTCCAGCAGGGCCGCTGTAGATATCCACCCCATCAATGGCCACAGTTACGACATCTCGATCACAGAGACGGATCAGCCACTCCTTGATCGGGATTGGTGGCCCGTCGCACCAGGCGTCATGCACCAGGTCGTCAATGATCGGGACCATGTGATATTTCCACAGGCACGCAGGCTCGACGTGGACGATATGATCATTCGGGCCGATGACTGCGTTCGCTAGTTCGCCGCAGATGCCCTCCCAATCGTCGAGTGTTTGCCCGTTGTCCTGTAGGTGTTGCCTTGCGCGGTGGACCGGAAGATAACCCGTCCTTGCAGGCAACCCCTCAAGCGTTCTGGGTGAAATCGTGGCGTTCATTTGGGCGGGTGCCTGAAGTCATCGTTATGCCAATGCTCCTCGCACATGGTCTTCGCTTCTTTGACCGTCGCGTAGCTGCCGATAGTCTTTGAAAATTTGTAGCGCGTCCCCGTGGTGACGTGAGCCTGAATGTCAGCCTTCACCTGAGTCACACCGTAGCGGACATCCGGCGTCGGTATCCACGTCCACATATTCAGTCCGCCGTGCTCGGATAGCACCCAGTTGGCATAACCCGTCGATGGAGGCAACGGCGGTCCCGCTACTCCGTTCAGTTTGTCAGAATTTAGGCTCATGGTATTTGCTCGCCGTGCCTCATCTCTGCGTTACCCGCCTTGAGCGCCGCGAGTATCTGCGCCCCCAAAAATTCGGAGTAGGCCGGCGGTATGGCCTCTTTGATTTCGTCTCGCGTCATCCAATCAATGCCCATGGCCTGGCGCCACTCGGTCGCAGTGCCTTTCGATACGTTGCGATGGACAGTGCCCCATGATTTCCAGCGACCTGAGCCGCCGGCCACACTGAAGTATTTTCCGTCCCCAATCGTTCCCGAGTGCCCACTATGCGCCGGCACCAGTAGCAGGAAGTTGCTTTCAAAAAGGCGGTGCCGGAACACCCCGAGACCGAACATCGTCCCGCACAGCATCACGACATTCCCGGACAGCGGCGCATTTACCACATTCTCCATTATCCACGGCCCGCCCCATCGCTTGAGTTTCTCTCTGATGAGCGCGACCAAATCGGGATACACCTTCCCCTCGTTGCGGTGGCGCACGCTGGCGAGAGAGTATCGCTGGCACGGCGGCGATGCCCACGCGACATCAAACCCATCCAGGTCGGCTTCGAGTGCATCCCCCTGTTGAAACGCGAACGGGTATCGCTTTTGCGGCCTGATATCGACTCCGGTCACATCAAAGCCAGCTCGATGCAGTCCCATACTCACGCCACCAGCACCGCAGAAGAGATCTATTGCGCGAGGACGGCGTGTAACAAGTCCTTGCAGAGAACCCGGCCTTTGCGCCTCAGTTGCAATCGTAGCTCTCATTTGGCCGGGTCTCTGAAGTCTGCGTTGTGCTGCGCTTCCTTTTCGATGCGTCTCCGTGCCGTCTCCGTGATTTGCGTCCATGTTGCGCCGTCGGCGAAGATGCCGTTATCGTAAAGCGCCCAATGACTTGGGCCACTTCTATACGCGACGAACCGCCCACTGCATGCCGTTCGCCGACTATTCCCGATTCGACGCCAGCGCAGCACAACAACACGCTGCACCTTGACGGCGGGTGCGCTCTTAGATTTGGGTACTGGTCGCCGCATAGTTCAGTCTTTTTCAATCGCCGCAGGTGAGCTTGATTCGTTAGAGCACCTGGTCGTATCCACCTGCGAGAGATCCAGAGTGCCCCTCGCCGATGATTGTCCGGCATCGCCGCAAGGCGGTGGAGCATTTCGTTCGATTTCGTTATGTTTTAGGGCTACACATCTCCACGTCACAATACGGCACTGAGAATTGGTGCCCCTCATACTCCACCCACACCAGGGTTCCCTTCTGGCCCAGATATCGGTGGGTGCGTCCGTAGTGCGGGCCCGAATACACAATGCACGCCGAACCCGTCACTGGAGTCAACGCCGCTGGCGTTGGCTGTTTGGATGTTTGATCTGTTTTCATTTGTCCTTTGGCTTTTCGGCGGCGTGGCTCAGTTCTGCGTTCTGCTTCCTTTGTGCCGCTCGCACCTTCCGTAGAAATTCGCGCTCGTCTGGCTGTAGCGGATGGTCCTCGCACACCGGCGAGCCTGCCGCAAACCATCGCGGGTCTAATTTCACCTCGAACATGCACTTCTCCAGATCGGAAGCCTTAAAGCGCACAACGCAGGTCCAGTGCTCCTTGCGTTGCTTCCCACATAGAGCGCATGGCACTTTCTCCTTGTAGCGCACGAAACGGAGGCACGCCGTTGTCAGTTCCGACCACAGCGGGTTTGGTTTCGCATCGTAGTATTTCCGCAGCACCCCTTTGTCGTCCTTGCGCGCGGAAGCAGAACAAGCGGTTGGAGCTAACCCGGCGGGCCGCTCGGCAGTTTGAACGTCAGTTTTCATATTTTACTTTTGGGTTTTCGCGCCGGGTAGCTCACCCGCGGCGTTGGGCTTCCTTGCCGCGAGTGCTTCGATGCTCGCTGCGGTCCAGCGAAGATACGCCGCGAGTTCTGCCGCGTTCCTCCAGCGTTCGAGGTTTAGTTCGGCCAGCCAGTGGTCGCCGCCCGGCACTTCCATGTTTTGCCGAAAGCTGGCGGTGTCGTAGTCGCCGGGGACAGCTTCACGGTTTGCGTAGTAGCGCCTTTCACATTCGACCGGAAGCCCAACTATCGGGCGATGCCTCTTGGGCAGATTCATGAAGCCTTCAGTTTTGCAGTGGGGGCACCTGTCTATCGGGTGCCGTTGGGCATCGACGCGCATCCTCGATTTTTCTCCGCAGTAGTCGCACACGACCACCGGCAGGCCATGTGCTATTTCAGGGTTCCGAGATTTCATAATCCTTATTTCACTTTTGGCCCGGTCGCTGAGCTTGATTCGTTAGGCCGCCGGGCGATGCGCTTCTTTTTCTTCGGGCGTCCTCCAAGCTTGCCGTTTGCGCGGGAGCTTCGCGCTTTCGCAGGCGTCGAAACGCTCCCGATGAGCGCTCCGACGTTAATGTCCTTTCCGCAGTACGGGCAGTTCATGAGTTTACGATGCTCCAAAATTCAGCAGTGACTCCAGGGCTGACCGTTTCGAGTCGGGCCAGCCACTCAGCCGCGACGGGTTGCGGTTGCTCTGATTTCGTGAGCAGGTCTAGGTAGCCGTGCATTCCGCTCGGAACCGTGCTGCCGAGGCGGACTTTGAGGAGAGACAGTTGCGCGATTTGAGTTTGGTTCAGTGATTTCATTTTTGGTTCTTTCAGTTACCCGATGCGATTCATTCGTATCGTTGGTAACAGAATAACCCAACAGTTAGGTTATGCAAGAGAAATCGGAAAGTATTTTGCTTTTGTTGGCCGGGTCCCTTTTCTACTAGTTCTTTGTTTGCTCATGTCGGCTCGACGGGGACTACTGAAACACCGCATATAATCAATAGCAGCCGAGCATCCAGTAGGTTGTGGCCCCAATAGCCGTAGTCACGGGCTAACTCTATCAGCGCATGGTTTGGCATTTCTACGCAGTCATCCACCAGCCACCGCATGGTCGAACCGGGCTTGGTCACAGCCTCCAGTTCGCGCTTATAGTTTCGACGCCACGGTTTCTTTCGAGTGCTCATAGGGGAGTGTTTGCCCATGGCGCTCCCTTCAATTGCGCGAAGAATCTTCGCGCGTCAGCCTGCGTTGCGGTTGCAGCGCCAGGCCATTTCATGCGCGTCATCAAACGGCGTTGCCCAGGTGTTGCCGCTCTCATTTTTTGCGTTTTGAAAACGATATCCAAAAGCTTGCTGGCATGGGCAACGCCTTTGACCGTGCCAGTATCAATACCTGCCGCTGTCAGATGTCGCTTTTGTTTTGGAGTTACCGGCGCCAATTCCCAAAACATCGTCGGCTCATATTCAGCAATCGCTAGCGAGTTGTGTTGAAGAGCAAAATCTTCCGCCGAAATATACTTGGCCTTTTTCTTCCGCTGTTCCTCCAGCCGTTTGCGCAACGTCGCTTCCCGTTGCGATGCCGCTTCCGTGGCCAAGTCCTGCAGATCCAGCGCCTGCGGACCGCCCCCGGACATGGCCAGTTCAGTGATGACTTCAGATTCTTCCGACGACTGCGCAATCAAATCAGCAGGACGCGAGATAGAATGCTTCTCGTGCAACCAAAGGAAATCCAGCAACAACAAGTTTTCCTTAGTATCTTCAATACGCGTGCCGCGGCCTACCATCTGCGCATAATGTGGACGGCTGCGAGTGGGACGCAAGATAACGATGCAATCAATCCCGGGATCATCAAAACCCTCCGTCCAAAGCATTGCGTTCCACATCACGTCATATTGCCAGTTGGCGAAATCGACGCGCTTCCGGTCTCGGTCCGGATCTTGCCCATAAACGAAACCTGATCGCAGCCCGACCTTGGCGCAGGCCTCTGATGCCTTTCGCGCGGTATCGATGAGCGGTGCGAAGCCCAAGACGCGACGGAAGGAAGCCTGTTCACGAATGGCTAATGCGATGCGGTCCAGATAAGGCTCGATGGCATGGCCCAAATCAGTTTCGTTAAAATCGCCGGCCGTCTGACGCACTGAATTCAGGTCAATCGAAATGGGAATGGCCTTGATAGTTATCCGGCTGAGATAACCTTGATTGATAAGGTCCAGCAACTTCACCTCGAACGCGATGTTCTGAAAATACTGACCGAGATTCTTTTTGTCACCACGATCATGCGTGGCGGTCACCCCGAGAACCTTGGCGCCCTGGTCGAAGTAGCGCAGCACTTCCAGATTGCTTTTGCTGATGGCATGATGGCACTCATCCAAGACAATCAAACTGAAATGCCCCACGGGAAAACGTTCGCGGCGATTGGGCCGCATCAAAGTTTGGACTGAGCCGACCACAACATGGGATTCAAGCGATGCGTAGCGGTCGGCCTTCTCAACGTCAGCGGGAATGCCCGCTGCCTTGGCGAGCTTATCCACGGCCTGATCAATCAATTCATCGCGATGCGCCATGATGAGCGCGCGTTCACCCCGTTCCGCGCGGCGTTGTGCCATCTTCGCGAACAGCACAGTTTTTCCACTGCCGGTCGGAGCAACCCCAAGCTGACGATCAAACTGTGCCCAGCCGGCTTCAGTCTTTTCGTCCGCTTCGATTTGATATGGGCGCAGATTCATTACCAAGATTGACCGTAAGACTTTTTGTAATAATCCCAGTTGTGACCGTCGTAGCTGAAGTCACGGTGGATCTTCACCCAATGCCAGCGCCAATAATAGTCCACGGCTGCGTCTCCGTGGCAGGTATGCCAAGGCTGAAGTCCTGTAGGTTTTAGCCGATGAGGCAGACAGCGCCAGAAGAATCGGAGGATAGTCTTTTTCATAATCCTTGCTCGTCAGGGTTGTATGTGTTGGTGAATCGTCTCATGCTGTCATCCGCATTGCGTCAGGCACAAGGCCCATAAGGATGTCTGTCGGAACCGCACAGAACCGCGTGATATATGGAGGATTGCTTTTAAGATTGGGGGCTTGTTTTGCATATTTCAACTTCCAATCCTCTTTGTGCATAACCCATGTCTTTTGCAGCGTTGAATAGGGGAGAAAAAATGCTGTCTTATATTCCTTAAAACACATTACCAAGTAATCCGTTAATTGATTTGGTTTCTCAATCCAACCTGGCCAGCTGTCCCCCTTGGTAATTGTAAAATGCTCGAACTCCAACGCAATGTCGTCAGGCTTTTGATTGCGCCGTTGTTTTTCTTCGATCGCCAGTCTTTTGCCTCCAGGCAATTCCACCCATTTGTCAACTCCTGCCGCCTGTTCTGGACAGCGACCCAGCACGGGGAGAATCCGCACATAGGATGGAAATGCTTTGCGATAAAGCGGCAACAGCCAATCCTGATAGTCTGGACTCCCAGACCAACGTAAATCTTTGCGAAATTCATTCATGATATTTCGTTGCCCGACGTTGCCCATCCTGGCCGAGGCTTGCGGGCATACATTTCAAGTTTTCTTGCATCAGGAAACGCCCGTTCGATCCATTTGTAAACGCAGGCCGGTTTCTCGCTATGCTTACCACGGGGCGAAGTAAAAATACTCGACACCCGAACTGACTCCGGTGTGCAACCATGGTCTCCCTTGACTCCGACCAGTAGCAATTCATGCTGGATTCGCCACCAGTAACCCATTCCCATCCGTTGCTTGTCCCACACCGCGCAACTGCGATAGCTGAACCCCCAGGCGTTCATTACCGAAATCGCCTCTTCAATCTTTGGTGCCGTCGCCCAAAGGAACAAAACGGAAGCGTCCGCAGCGTTTGGCTTGTGTTTGAAAATGTCTTCGAGCGTGGCCGTGTTGTAATGGTTCTCGATTTCGCGGTTGTTTGCCTCGCAGTGCTCGTAACGCCACGGCGGGTCCGCGGCCACCAAATCAAACGGTCCCGTGAAGTCAGAGGCGACAGCGCATTTTATCTTGGCTGCATGTTCGCGTTTTTTCTTTTCCCGCTTGACGATCTTGAACACTTCTCGTTTGGTTTTTTCGCCAGACTTCACCAGTTCAAACAATGTCTGTGATAACGCTGCCAGCAATCGGGCTTCGGCGCGTTGCTTGCGATTAAGTCCAAGTTCCTTTGCCGTTGGTGGAGAGCCGGAAAGGGCGTTCCCTGCTGCTACGCCCTTTTTCCCCCTACCAGGACCAGGTCGCCCGGTCGAAACAGGAGTCTTATTTAGCATTTGGCCCATTTTCCGTTCTGCTTCCAATGCAAACGACCGGCAATATAGAATCGCTTTCTCTCCCATGCCCTTTCGCTTGGCCCAATCAGCGGCAGTTAATCCGAGACTCTTCAGTTCCTTGCACCTTTGGATCGTGTCCGCTTCCGCGAGCATTAATGCCCCTTTCGTGAAGATGACCAACGATGAACTTGTCTCACTCATTTTTAAAACCGACTGGCGAAAGGAGCCGCTTCCGCCAGCCGTTGGAGGTAGCCGCAAGTTTACGCCGGTTCCGGCGCGTCAGGAATCGCAGCATCAAGGTTATCCAATGCCGTCTGAGTCTTGGCCAGAGCTTCAGTGACTTGGGGCGTCACGTCGCCTCCGGCATTGATGATGTCCGTCAGCTTTTTGATTTCAGCGGACAGCTTGTCGAAGCGGTCACTCTGTTCTTGGGCGATTTTGCCGGTTTGACTCGTCAGCTTATCCAACGCTGTCGATAGTTCTGCTTGTGTCATGAGGATACGTTTCTCCATTTCTTTCAAGTCCTGCTTGGTGGCGAATTCGAAATGTGACTTGAGCCATTTGAATTCGGTTGCTCGCTGCTCGGTGGCCTCACGCAAGGCCGCAGTGAGATTGTTGATGGATTTGTCGAGTCCAAACATAAGCTTTCATCGCCGCACAAAAGGCGGATAATTTTTGACTTTCACAGCAACCAAATAGCGGAGCTGGGTCAGCACGGTTTTGTTGTTACAGAAGCGCACCAGCGGTTCACATTTCATCAGGCAAAGGCGAAGCCGGTTATTCTCATCCAACAAAAGCCGTTCGCGTTCGTTCATTAGAATGGTTGATCTTCCTCGCTGACTGCTTCATCACCGATGGCGCGTCGTGGCAACTTCTCGCGGTCGGTGTAGTAAGTAGCTACCTTGTTGACCTTGCGAATCGCAGTCGCCCCCTTCGGCGTGTAACCCTGCGTTTCAATCCGGCACCAGCCGCGCAGGCCAATAGGATTCACCCAGGTCACACCGGCCTGTTCAGCCAGGTCCGAGCGGAACTCATACGCCTGACCTTCCTTCAATTGGATGCCGCAGGATTTTAGAAAGGTGTCCAACTTCCAGCCGGTGGATTCATGATCAATCAGATTTTCGTAAATGACGGCCTTGGTGTTTTCCAATTCCAACGTCAGTTCAAACATCGTAGCGCCATTAGTCTTGTCGCCGGATGAAAGGCCTTGCTCGAAATCAACCACGCAAAAGACGTAATCACCGTCGGGAACAAGTTCACTTTGGGTTTTGTTCTCAGCGTTTTTAAAAGTGGGCATTGCGGTTCCTTCCTTCTGAATTTACTTTCCCTGACTGGCCGCCCAAGTCTTGAGACTCGCGATAAACGAATCGCGTTGTTTAACAATCCGATTCGCGCGCACCGAACGGAGATGAGCCAACGTCTGCCCAGGTATCAGCCACGGCGGATTTTGAGCCATCATCCAGCGTGTGGCCAATATCCCGTGTTCGCCCAAGGCGTTTTCGACTTGAGAAACCAAATCATCGGGCAGAAGTCCCGGTTGCCCCGGAGAAGGTCGGCTTTCCACATTCTCCGGGGACTTCATTGGTTCATGGCGAGCAGTTGGTTCGACCACCGTTGCCGTCTGTGCGCTTTGAGTTTGCTGTGCCGACTCAGAACCACCGCCATCCCCCACAGTCTTGGCGGTTCTCTTATCTCCGGCATCGGCCCTTCTGCTCTGGGTTGATAAATTGACTGGCTCGGAAACCAACTCGGCAACGACAGGCTGCCGCTCTGGTGTTCCTTCCCCCAAACGCTTGTTCAAATCCTCGGCCCGGTCCGCAGCCGTCTCCATCTCCAAAATATTCGTGGGTTGTTCCGCGTTCCTCGTTCCCCGTTCCGTAAGCTCCGATTCATCCGGCATCCCCAGCCCGCAAATGGAAAGAGTCACCCGGCGCTTGGCCTTTGTCTCCGCCTTCATCACCGCATTGGCCAAGTCCTGCCCGCGAAGACCGCCGATGAACACGGCGCCCAAGGCTCGGTCTTTCTGGTCGCCCTTAATCGCGACGGCTTCGACGACATAAACATCCTTGAATGAATCAACAAGATGCGACGGCGGGCGCCATTGCGTCACTGATTCAATCGTGATGTGATGCTTCCCACGAAGCTGTTCAGCACAACCTTTGTTCGCGTAGAGCGTCAGCTTACCGTTCAGCACGATGTAATCAAAGGGCTTCGCCAGCGGGTTCAATCCAGTCCACTCGCAGAGCTTGGCCAGATACTTCAGCCGCTCACCCGATGCCATCTTGGAAAAGTCACCGCCCACTATCGCCAGTTCCACGGCCCCCACCGAAACATCGGTCGGCACGGGCGTTCCATTGGTATGTTCCAAAGCTTGAATCATGATGTCCTTAATTTCCTCCGTTCCTCGAATGCTCTCCCGAGCGGTTGGATTTCGTTCGAATAACCAGGCCACTTGCCCGTTGCCACACACTGGCAATACTGTTCAAAAAGTTTCTGATTCGTTGCCCGCGCCTCGGCCATCGGCACATTCTCTCCGATGTAAACCATCACATCGAACGGCCCCTCATTCTGGACGGCGATAATGATGTGCTGTGGAGACACGCCGGTAATGATGCTATGCCCCTCGCAATACCAGCTGGCCTGCAAATCATAGCCGAATTTTTCGACGTCACTGGCGAAATGCCACGGCAACGGATCGCGCGTGGATTTCAATTCCAGAATGACCGGCACATTGAGCAGTTCGCCCGCTCGAATCAGCCGGTCGAACCGCCCCTTGCAAAGCGTGCCGTTGACGGTCCACAAAGCGGATACTTCGCATTCACCCGCAGCCTGGATGATGCGTGAGGCTTTGGGATGAGCCTGTAACGCCTTGGCCATATTGGATACGGATTCATGTTGATCGGCATTCAACAAGGTCTTCCCTTGCGCGGTGGCTATGGCCTCAGCGTATTGGTTCTTCCCATCCTTTGTTCGCCGATCGAACTTCGGAATCACAACGAAATCCGAGCCGAACCGCGCGGGCTCGAACACCGCACAATGTAGAGCGCACCCCATCAGCAGCGCGTCCGTTTCCTCCCGTGGATGGTCCAGTTCCCATTTGCATTCCAAGGCAGAACGGCGAAGCGGTTTCAGCCGCGAGATATTGACGGCATCCCATTGGCGATAATCTTCGAACGACACGCCCCGATGCAGGCCAACGGCTGGGGTGATGGGTTGAGTCAAGCCGCCTCCTTATCATTTGAATGGCCAACCCGGATCACCGCGGGCGGGATCGTGATAAACGAAGAATCCGCCTTATCGCTCCCCGGGTCGGCCAAAGTATTTTCACACGCCGGGCAGATGTTCGGATTGTCGGTAACATCGCAGCGGCAACGGACAATCGGCTCGCCGCAAACTCTGCAAATGGTGGGGGTCATAAATTGACCTCCTTCCACCGTACCATGTTAGCCGTATTCCAATAATCAGCGGCGACTTGTTTTGATGTGCTCCACGCCTTACGTGGCGGCGACATTGAAGCGGCACCGCATTCAATATTCGGACACGAATAGCAGAACTCCTTGTTACCGTTGTCCAGAGTTACCTCATGACGCACTGGAGAGAATCCACAATTCCAGCAGGCACAAACTTGCGATCCCCATTTCTGCTTTCCAACGAGACAACTGCGAATGGGTAGAGTGAAAGTATTCATCAATTGACCTCCTTCCACCGTTGTAAAAAGCAAAAGCGGGATGCCGAAGTGCCAAGGAGTTCGGCTTGAGGATAGCCAGAAGAAACACACCGACACCCCGCCAGATTGATTTCACGCATGGCCGCCGCCAAAGCCAGCCACATCAGAAACGAAACGAAAGCGATAGCGATGCTCATTTTGATTTCTTGGTAACGGGATTAAACAAAAAGCGGAACTCGCGTGTCATAGACACACAAATTCCGCACACTCTGAATTGACTGATTGAAACCTCTTGCTAACCAACTACCAACAACCGACCGGAGAAGATGTCTTAAATATAGTACTTTTTCGCAGATGAATTTTTGCGGCGATGATTGATTGAAATCTTCCGATTTCTCCACTGAATTGCAAGATTGTGTTTTGTCTCTTGCCACTTGTCCGCACAAAACGCACACTGTCGCACACTCAGTATGGCAAGGCTCTATCAGCGCAAGGGTTCTCCGTTTTTCCAAATCGAATTTCGTAATCAAGCTGGCCAATTGCGCAGAGAATCGACGCACTTGCGAGCCGATAAACGTGAGGAGGTTCGGGCAGCTCAACGGTTGCTGAATAAAAAATTGTCTGAAGAAAAGCAATTCACACTGGCACCCATCAACTCGGCTTGGGCGCGCTGGGTTGTGCCGTTCCTCGAGCAGCATTGCATCAAGTGCCCTTCGACGCTGGCCATTTATAAAAGCAGATGGGTGACTCTGGGCACGTTCATGGATGCCAACAGTATTGCCTATCCGTGCCAGTTCACGCGCGAACATGCTTTTGAATTTTTGTCCTGGCGCAAATCTGGCAAAGAACTTTCCCGGGTATCCCACAACACGGCTATGGGCGAATTGGATCTGCTGAAGATGTTGCTCAATGAAGCTGTGCGCCGAGATTATGTTCTGAAAAATCCTTGCCTCAAACTGCGCATAGGACGCGAGGCGCGCAAGGTGAAGCAGGAAATTTCGCCAGAAGACTTGAAAGCTATCGAACACGAACTTAAAAACTGGCCGGACTGGATGACTGTGCAATTCCAAATCGGGCTGTATTCCGGCCGGCGTATCAGCGAAACGCGCATCGACCTGAGCACCGTGGACCTCAATCGCAGGGAATACATCGTGCGTTTGAAAGGCGGCAAGACGAAAGGCAAACCGATTCATCCAATGCTGCTGTCGTTGTTCCGACAACTGAAAGAGACCAAGCAAAAGTTTACCCATGATATTCCAGTGAGTCAGGCTACGAAAGAATGGTGGAAATTCTTTCGCAAACTTCAGATGCCATATTCGTTCCATTGCTTTCGGGTGACTATGATTTCAGCTGGACGGCGCGCTGGGATCGACCGTTGGACGATGATGCAATTGGTTGACCACGCCTCGGCGACGATTCACGAGGTTTACAACCGCTACTCGGATTCAGATCTTGATTCGGCATTGTCGAAACTGTTCCCAAGCGGGATTCCACAAATTGCAATACTGCCTCCGGCGAAGTCCGATTGTTCAGCATCGGAAGGCCCATGTCGCGAAGTTGATAAAGGTAGCTCCGCGTAAAGCCGACGTGACCGCGGCGTTTCATCTCAGCAACCAAAGCCCAAATGGTATAAAGAGAAAGCGGGTTGTTCATGCGGCGGCTTTGCTCCTTTGGGCGTAGTAATCGCGCAACCGTGCCAGGCTGGCGTAAATGGTTTCCAGTTCGGTTTCTTCGACGAAATCAGGCTCGGGATAAAGTTGGCGCAGATGCTCTTCCATTTTGCCCAAGGTGTTGATAGCTGCTGCGAAGTCAGGTTCAGATTCGGGTTTTTCAGGCATACGGCTTTCAACAACTTCGGCGACGTGACGGGCGGTGACTTTACCGTTTGGCGCTGTGACAACGGCTTGTTCCCATGCGGGCTTTTGTTCTTCAGGGGGGAGCTTGGCCAAAGGACGAACTTGCGATTCAGTCTTAGGAAGGACTGAACAATTGTTCACACTTTGACCTTCCGAGACTGAACAATTGTTCACAGTTTTCGATTTCGAAGCGATGCGTTTTACGATTTCAGCGGCTTGGCAAAGCTGATACGCGCGGCGGCCCGTCATTTGCCAACGTTCCTGACAGTAGAGCTCGAATGAGGAATGGCTTACCCGGTAAAGCCGCTGTTCGGAAATGGTCAACAGCGCCTCAGCCACATTCAGGAAATCGGGCATCCCGCGTTCGATGACGCCTTCGAGTTGTGTCAGCAACCGGGATTCTTCGGCGCTTAGAATGGGGATTTTCGCGGCTTTCATAGGGCGTTAAATTCTTCCACTGACCGCACTACATTCACTTCATGCCCAAGCTTCCGGGCCCAGGCATGAAGGGCTTGCTGTGCTGGCGATAACTTGCCCGTGCGGGTTTTGACTTCGATGAGCAAGATTCGGCCTTCAGCCAAAATCACGAAATCGGGTGCCCCTACGGTGAGCGTGGCGGCCATGTCCATTCGCGAATGAAGGGCAATCCAGCCACGGCGCCGGCATTCGGTCAGAATGTCGTCATGCAACTGACGTTCGGTCTGGTGGCCAGTGGGCGGGACAATTGAGACCATGGGCTTGCGCTTCTGCCGAAGTCGCGTCTCCATGGCGATGTAATCGGATTGGCTGATGCTCATGGTTTAGTCCATAGTCCGCGATTATGAACCTCGAAGAACTCGCTGCAAAAGTTGACGCACTCTGCGCTGGAAACCTGAAATTAACTGCCCGATGCGATGCACTGGACATTGCGATTTGCACATTGGCACATCATTGCGGAGTTGACCCAGTGAAGATGGACGAGGCGATTGATGAAGCGACAAACCGACGTCATCAAGAATTGCTTGAAAACATTGAAGCCGTCTCGCCCGCTCTTGCGGCGAAATTGGACCGGAGGCCGCTTCCAGGGCTCTAATGAGCCGGTCAGTTTCGCTGTCCCCGTCGTATTGATCTGTGTCTTTCACGCGGCTTTCTTTTTGCCGTTGGCAATGCCAAGACTCTGCTTCAATTCCTGTAACCCGAGACGTGCCGCAATTCGAGCAGCTGCGGCAAACTCAATGCCATTCAGGGAGGCAATGGTTTCCAGCTCTTGTTCAACTTTCTTCTGAAAACGCATTTGCCGCGGATCTCCAAGTTCCTCCATCTCCCCCGCTAATTTCTTTATGTCCTTACTCATTGGGTATGTTTTGTAGTCTTTGGTAGAAGTATGTCAATAATTTTTGTTGAAATATTTTTATAAGAGGAATCTACTATCGATTAATCATGAAAAAGGATGATACCCTGGCCGAGTCGAAGCCCGTCCGATTATGGAAGAAGGATGACGTGGAGATTGCGAAGATTGCAAAACTATTCCAAATGTCCGAGCAGGAGGTGATCCGGCGAGTTGTTCAAGCTGGCATTACAGCGTTGAACAAAGATGGCCTAAAAAGAATCGTGCCGCTTGAATTCACGGTTCTGGACACTGACTCGCGTGAGCCTTCGTCGGCATTGCCTTTTCCACCACATGAGCCGCAAGGCTCAATTATGGAAGAAAAGGCAAAACGAACACGCCGATGAAAAAAGGAATTCTGGTATGAAGAGGTGGAACGAGGTTGCAGATGACGCGCTTGAACGCTGGTGGGCAGCATTCAAAAAGATGATGCGCCCGGTTTGGATGCCACTTTTATTTACGGTGGCAGGTGCAAGTCTTATCTGGTCAATAATTTACCTATTGGCGCAGATGGAGCCAGGGACTTTTCAAACGATATTAGGCGTTATTTTCGGCGTCTTCGGATTCATGCTGGCATTGGGAATTTACTTTGTGCCTACAGTCGTAGCACACAATCGTCATCATCGAAATACCACAGCTATTTTCTGGCTGAATCTTTTCACGGGGTGGACATCGGGCTTATTGGCGGCAGATATCATCCGTTTATTCGAGAGTCAAACTGTAATCCAAGCCATTGCGACTCGGCCTAATCCGATTTCTCTGTTGTGGGTAGGCTCACTGGTTTGGGCGTTATATCGAGATAAAGGCGAACTAAAAAAATAAAACTCCAAGGCGGATATCGAACTCACCTTGGAGCCTTGGCGATTTGTGGAAGTTCTCTAGAAGGACACCCGCAGGCCCGTCCGCGCCTGCGCCGTAACGGTGCGCTCTCCCGTCAGTTGCTTATCCATCCCAATCTCGGTGAATAGCCCAACGTTCGGCGTGAAGCGGAATTCACCGCCCGGCCCAAGAATCAAACTCCATTCCCCGGCCTTTAGCTGGCGCGTGGCGCCGCCGTAAACGTAGAAGGCGAAGCGATTGACTGGCACGCGAAAGATGCCCTTGAACGAGACGTGGTCCACGAATGAGCCGCGCGTGTCTTCGATGGATGAAGAGACGCCCATGCCGAAGTTCTCGGTAAAGAACAGGTTCACGCCCACGCCGGCGGCGGAACGTTCGCGATCCAGGTCTGGCGTTTTGATTTCGCCAAAGCCATCGATTTGGAATTCGAATGGGCGATAGTATTTTGTCTCCTGAGCGCAGAGGTGTGTCAGACATCCGAGCGTCAGGAGCAGTCCGAGTATGATGAATAGTTTCGATTTCATTGAGTTCTTTCGTTTTTGGTTTGGTGGTTACATTGGGCCGCGGTCAACAAAGCCGGTGACGACAAGCGGGATATTGCGGTCTTCGCCAAGACGCAAATTCCGCGCGTCATATTCCCATTCGGTGCCAGTCAGATCGTAGATGAATGGGCAGTGAACTAGGGGCGGGAAATCGGAAATCTTGACCCATTCATTGTAATGCCCTGAGTCTGGACTGATGAAAACGCGCGGCACTACGGGCGGACCTCCGCGCCAGTCACGAATGACACGGAGATAAACGCCGTTCCTGACGAGATTCATCCATTGAAAATCGACGGTGATCAAAGGTTCATCACCAGGGAAGAAGCCGGGATCTTCCAACAAGCGGCCGCGTGTTACGGGCACGCGCTGGAGTTTTCGAATATCGATGGGATTCATTTGATTTGCTTTTGGATTCTGTCTTTCAACCGTTCGTTGACGATACCTTCGCCTGCGAAAATCAAAATGTGGGCGGCTTCCATAAGCAGCCTTTTCAGCTTGCGAATTTTGCGTTCGGCTTTTTGGAGCTTTGTCATTTGGCCGGCACAGTGACTTCCTCGGCAATGGGAGTTTCGACAAACTTGAAATTGCGCGCTTTGAACTCTTGGTGACAGCAGCGAAAATAAATCGTGCGTTCAATCTGGTCGCCGTCCGGCACAGTCACAACGCCGTTAGTTTCCATTCGCAACGGGCTTCGGATGGCTCGCACGCTGCAATGCGGGCACATAACCCAAAACGCATTGGTCTTTGGACGGTCCTGAATCAAAGGCGGCGGTGCAATCTCTTGCTCGA